TTTCCTCTGTTTTTGCGCCCGAACACGCGCTTCCAATCGGGTGGCCGGGCAATCGCGAGTTGGAAGACCGCGCAGTAGCAACGCAGCGAGCCCGAAGGCTCCCCACGACGCCCGACCATACGAAAAGGCGCGTCCCGGATGGGTGCGCGCCTCGTTCGGGCGCTACTACAGACGGGCTTCCAAACCCGATCCGGTCATCTCTACCGGACGGGATCAGGATGCGCCTTGCGCCCGAATTTGTCAACGAGGTCATGGCATCACCCCGCGATCAACCGTGTGCCGCCCGTCGTGGCAGGGCTTGCAGAGAACCCGCATGTTATCCAGATCGAAGGCCCGCTCCGGCGCGATCACTCTGGTCACGATATGATCTACTTCTAGGCGCGCGTCCTTTGCCGTCGCGCCGCACCACTCACATCGATATGCCGAAAGCCGCAGCACATCGGCCCTAGTCGCTTTCCATTCGACTGACGCATAGAAGTGAGACGCTGGGAGGCCTGCCAAGACAGTCAGATGCTCAGGTTGCGATGCGAGCCGCGTGACGGGCTGATGCAGCGTATCCCTGACCATGGCACGTTGTGCAGCCTTGGCCCGTCGGCTTGCTTGATCGCTGCGCCGGGACAGCAGCTTTCGCTGGTCGCGGGTCATCACCATGATGACGAGATCGACAAATGAATATTTCGCCCACTTCTTCTTTCCGCCCAAGCGTCTGAGCACCGTAAGTTTTTGGCTGCGGTCCAGATTTACATTGATGCCTGCCTGATTGGCTATCCGGTCGAAAATGGCGATATCCGATAGACCAAAGGTCTCTAGGCCAAAGGTGGACGCTATGTGCTCAATTCTGTCGCGCGGTATCATCGCCCCTCACACCTTCGCCAGATCGAGCAGCACCGTTTCCCACCGCGCCTCGGTATCGGGGCGGTGCTTGACGCGCACGTAAGTCGCCTTGCCGACCACGCGCATGGCGTCGCGGATGGCATCCATGGCCCGCCGCCAGCGCGCATCCTCGATGTCGAGCCGCAGCAGCATGAAGATCTCGGCGCGGTTGATCTGGCCTTCGCGGTCGGTGTTGAAGGCGCGGGTGACGATGGCCTGAATTTCGGGGCGGCTGTCGGCGGACCATTCGTTGAGGCACTCGTCGATCAGCCCCTTGGCGATCTGCAGTTCGGGGCCGAAATCCACCCGGTCCTGCACCTGCACCTGCACCTGGTAGAGCCCATCGTAGCTGGTCAGCGTCTTGTTGCCCTTGGCCCCACCCACGCGCGTGTCGTATTCCTGCGCGAGCATCGCCTCAAAGGCGCTGATATCGTCGAACGTGTGTTCCTTGAACCGCCGCAGCTGGTCGCTCAGCGCCAGCGCGTAGCCTGCGATCTTGCGGACCTGCTCGTCCATCAGCTGGTCCTGCGGCTTCACGAGGTCGAGCGGCACCTCTCGGCCCTTGGCATCGACCATCTTGGCTCGGCCATTCTCCTCGATGATGCCCGAGGGCACCGGATGGGGGGTGAATTCAGACATTGTCGTCTCCTGTTGCAGGGGGGGTTGAAGGCATGTTTGCGCCTACGCCCACCAGCGCGCAGACGGCGGCCATAGCGGTAACCTCGTCCATCGAGCAGAGCGTGGCGCCGCGGGGCCCGAGGCGATCGACCTTGACCACGCCCGAGGCGGCCAGCCGGATCATCTCGTCGCATGTCCAGCGGGTGACTTCAGGGGCGATCATGGCTGGCCCTCCCCGTCATCGAGGATCGCATCCACCAGGTCGTCGCGCGTGACAATCTCGAGGATCCGGGCCGCGAGCGCCCGGGCGCTCATGCCGCGCGCAGCGGCGTGTGGCATGAGCGCGCCCCGCAGCTCCGCGTTGAGCCGGGTCAGGCGCGGGCCCTGCAGACCAGGCCGGGGGCCTGATTTGACCGGCGGGAACTCCGCACCGTGCCGCCGCAGGAAACTCAGCACGCTATGAACGCGGTTCGGGGTGACGCCCAGGTTCCGGGCGATATCGCTCGCCCGGACCGCCTTCTGCGCCTGCTCGGCGATGGCGGCATCGAGACTGTCGTCACGCGCCCGCATCGGCCTGTCCCCCCTTGTGAACGGGGCAGCGGTTGCAGGCCCGATACATGGTGACATACTGGGTATTCACGTTCTCGAAATGCCCGGCACGCCCACGCCATCTGCGGCAGACGTGCGTGCCGATCTCGCCCAGCACCGGGCAGGCGACGCGCCCCGACATGAGCGTTCCGCGCACGATATCCTCGACCGCGCCGGTATCCGCCGGGTAGCGGTTGCGAAGGATGTTGGACACCAGGCTCGCGCTGCGCTCCAGCCGCAGCGCCACCTTGTTCTGGCTGGTCTCGTCGCAGGCCCTCGCCAGCGCCTCGACCCAATCGGGGATCGCCTCCCCCCAGAACTCGCGGGCGGTGTCGACGGAGCTCATGCGTCACCGCCTTTCGAGGGGGCGAAGGCACCCGTGTTCGGATCGAGGATCCCGTTGAGCCGCACCGGCCTGGGCGGGCGCGGGCCGCTGTCGCCGATCAGCTGATAGATTGCCTCGCGTTGGCCGGGCACGGCTGTCTGCCGCACCTTGAGATGCCCCGAGCCGAACAACTGGCGGCAATAGGCACGCGCCTTCTCGACGCTCACCTGGACGCCGCCCGCATTGGCGTGCGCGGCGACGTCAGTGGGGCAAAACTGCCGCAGATGCCGCATCACGCGCCACATGTTGCCCGTGGGCGTCGCCTCGCCGCTTACGGGCTCCGGCGTCGCTGCGAGCTTGTGCGAGGGCCGCCAGAGCTTCTTGTTGTTCTCGCCGATCCGCGACACGCAAATGCGGCCATCCTTGCGCCAGAAGCGAATATAGCGGATTGCCGTATACTCGGAGCAGCCCCGGCGTGCCACGTCGCGAAAGTCGAATTCGTCAAGGTCCCGGACCTGCTCCCACATCCGCTCGAACAGGTCGCTCATGACCGCGCCTCCCTGGTTTCAGCCACGAGCGGGATTACCGTCTCGGCACGCCTGGGGCGCGCCGATGGGCAAAAATCCTCCACCCGCCGCACCACGGGCGGCTGGCCCGTGGTGAAAGGCCGCGTGCCCCAGAGATCGAGGTCCGCAATCCTGCGGCCCCGGCCCTTGGCCATCTCGCGCGCCGAGGCGAGATTGGTGGCCACACGGCGGATCGAGCCGCCCGACGCATCGACAATCGCGGCCAGGAGCTCGTCCGCCACATCGACTCCGCTGGCATAGATCGGCACGAGCTTCTGCGCGTCCGAGATGTTGCAGGCGAGAGCAGGCTCCCAAGCGAGCTGGCGGTTGTGAATATTCTCCCAGCGGGTCAGGTCCTGAGGCAACTTCTCCTCGCCCACTAGGATCACCGGCGCCTGACAGCTCTCATAGATGTCGCGGGCCAGCTCGATCATCCGCTTGCGGAGCAGATACTGCGCATCGTCGATGATCAGCGGCCGGTCGCTGCGCGCCAGCTGCGCGCCAATCGCGTCGACCATGGCGGGCACGCCGCGCACCGGCGGCAGGCCGATCTCGCGCAGGATCGCCTGCGCGAAATACGTCGGCGTCCAGCAATCTTTGACCTGCACGACATGCGCCTGGTATTCGTTCGCGCAGACCGTGACGGCGGTGGTCTTGCCCCAGCCCGACGGGCCGTAGAACGTCGCCATTCCGGGCAGGCCAAACGCGCGGCTCTGCACCCGCTCGACGAGACCGATCAGGGCCGCGACGTTGCGTAAGGGCGCGATGGATGGTGTCATGCTGCTCTCCTTTTCTCAGTTATCGGCGCCGAACCTGCGCGCGACGCGCAGATGCGCGCGGTATTCCGACGATGTCTGGTAATCGCGCAGCCAATCGGCCTGCGCACAGGTCAGCGCCTCGCCCGCGCCTTGGGCGCGCTCCAGCGCCATCGCGCGCGCAAAGCGCTCCTCGGGCTCGTCGGCCTCCCGCGGCTGCGCGCGATGCTCTTCCAGCCGCATCAGCTGCGCCTCCAGCGCCGCCTCGCGCGCGTCATCCGCCGCCTGTGCCGCCCGCCGCTTCGGCGCGGCCTTGTGAGGCACCAGAAGCTGATGCACCTGCGCCTCGGGCAATGGCGCGTCGGGAGCGAGCGCCCCGGCCCCGCGCAGCCGCGCCGCGATCTCCGCCGCGCTCAGCTCGCGTGCGGCCTTCGCCTCGGCCTTCTGCGCCTTCACCCAGGCTCCGCGCTTGCGGTTGTGGTCGCGCGCCGCCTCGACGCTCAGGAACGGTGCTGCCTCGCGGCACTCTGCATGGCCCAGATATCGGCCCCCGAGATCATAGACCTCGAGCCCGGCCGCCAGATCGTCGGCGTCGAACCGGGCAACCACCCGCTCTCCCGCGATCCGATACATCCACTCCGACCAGTAGCGCGACCCGTAGAGCGTCAGCTCGCCATTGTCCGCCTTGGCGCGAACCCCCTCGGCCCGCATCAGGAACAGGCGCAGTTGCTCGTCGCTGGCGCGCCGGACCTGCGCGCGCGCATACCCCTCGTTGAACACCTCGTCAAACGACAGGCCCATCGCCACCTCGCTGCGCCGACCGGGACGCGCATTGTGATGCGCGAGCTCTTCCTCCATCACGGTCCAGAAATCCCCCAGCGGGATCGCGCGGCTGCCGTAATCCTCCGGCTTGGCGGTGGGGTTATTGCCGGTATAGGCCCCGTCACACGCGGGGTGCTTGGCCACCCGGTCACACAGATCGCGAAACGCCCGCTCGATCGGCTTCGATTGCCCGGCATAGGGCGTAGCCCAATGGATCTCGATGCCCAGAAGCGGCAACAGGCCGGGAATGTCCTCATCCGTGATCTTGAAGCGAAACCGGCTCGGCGCGCCGCCGGTCATCGCCTTGGCGGCGAATTCGCGGCCATTATCCATCAGCGCCGCCTGCGGCACGCCCCATTTGCGTATGAGATCGCCGGTCACCAGCTGCACGGTGTGGCTGTTGGCCGTGTCCGACAGCCGCCACGCCAGGAGCTTGCCGGAATAGACATCCGACCAGACCATCAGCTGCGGACGCACCGGGGCCTCGACGCCTGGCCACCGCACGAACACGTCGAACTTGTGATAATCGCCCTGGATGCACTCCATCGGCGCCATGAAGGCCTTGCTGCGGACCTGCGCCGGATAGAACCGCTTGAGCGCCTCCGCCCCCTTGCGCATGAATATCTCGGTGGGGCGCGACACCTCGGCCCGGATCCGCCGCCGCACCTGGTGGATGGGCGGCACCGGGCTGTTGCGTTTTTCGGCGCGCCAGACACGGGCGGCGCGGTCATAGCAGCTGGTCAGGCTCGGCTGCGACAGCCGCAGCCAGTCGCTGCGCACCAGGGCGACAAAGGCGTCATCCAGTTCGACCCGCGCGCCGCCACTGCGGCGCACAGCCCGCCCGTCTATCAGATAGGCCAGCCGGTCCGGGGCAGGAACACCCGCGATCATCCGCAACCAGCTCCAGATCGTGGTCTCCGCGCACCCCTGCTTGCGGGCGATCTCGCATACCGCCAGCGACCGCGTCAGCCCCGCCGCTTCCAAGGCCTCCACCTCCGAGAGCGCCGCCAGCCGCCGCTCCGCCTCGGCGCGCGCCGTGTCGCCCGCCGCCCCGAACCGTGCCCAGGCCTCGTCTGCGCCCGGGCGCGCCGCCCGGGGCCTGGCCTGCTCGGCCCCCAGCCTGAGCCGCGCCCGGAGCGGCAGAACGCTCCAGTGATACTCGATCCCGCCGCCCGCGCCGCGGCGCCGACGGACCTTGCCGGGCATCGCGGCCCATCCCTCGCGCCGGGCCATTTCGTTGACCTTGCGCTTGGTGCCCGGCAGGTCGGGCAGGCCGGATGCGGCCAGCTCGGCGGCGCTCCACCATTCCTGTGCGGGGGCCGGGTCGCTCATTCGGCATCCTCCCCGCGATAGATCGCGTTCAGCAGGTCCTCGATCTCGGCAGCATTGGCCTCGACGAATTTCCGGCGATTGCGCCCCCCGGCCCGCGCCCAGGCGTCCGAGAGCCGCGCCAGCTTCTGGTCGCTGTCGCTCAGCGGGGCCGGGGCCTTGCCCTGCGCGGCGGCATAGGCCTTGCGCGCGGCCTTGACCGTTTTCGCCTCACCGGCTGACAGGCTTCTGATAACGAAACCACGTTCCTCTGGCTCGCCGATCTTGCCGATATCAATCAGGGTGTAGACGCCCACTTGTTTAGGGGCCTCTCGCAGGCGCACGACCTCCGTGCGCTCAAGCGACATGCCTGCGCGCACGTAGTTGCGGATATGTCGCTCGGAGAGGTCAAGCTGCTCCTGCACGCTCGCGACGAACGATACGACGGAACTCAGTTCCGCCGTATCCCAGCGCTTGGCGATCAGCTCCGCACCCGCAGCCGCGCGCGCCTCGGGATGCAGCTCCTCATATGCCCGCTTGCGCTCGGCCAGGAACAGCGCCAGGTCAACCGGAATGAGCGGCGCACCCGCCAGATTGGCGTCGATCTCGATCAGCCGCGCCTCGGCGTCGTTGCACCGCACCAGCCGCACCGGGATCGTCGAATGGCCCAGCTCGCGCATCGCTGTCAGCCGATGCATCCCGTCCAGCAGGTAGTCACCGTCGCGCTTGCGCCGCACAGTGATGTTCTGTAGCAGGCCGCTCTGCTCGATCGACTGCTTGAGGCCGTCGAGCGTGGCCGGGTTCACATCCCGCAGCCGATCTTCGACAAGGATCGCATCCACCGGCAATTCGGTGATCGTGGAGAGGTGTTCACTCATTCCGGTGCCTTCGTCATTGTGTACCGGCAGATCAGCCGGTCCTTCTTCCGCTCGCGGGTGCAGAGGATCTCCGCCCCGTTCGCCCTGATCTCCGCGATGCAGCTGTTGACCGCCACCACATGCGCCCGCCGCACGATCTCGCGCGTGGTATGGGGCTTGCCGTCCCGCAGGATGGCCAGCACCCGGCTCAGGCGCGGCGAGGTGAGCGGCGCGTGATGCATCAGCCCGCCATCTGCGGGTCCTGGGCCCCGCACCACTCCCGGCACTTGCCGCACATCCGGTGCCCCGCATGGGTCGAGACCATCTCCGCGCCGCAGCGCAGACAGGGCCGGACCCGGCCCTTCTGCTCACGGATGATCCGGTCCAGCGCCCGCTCGGCCAAATACCGGCTGCTGAGCTTGTAACTGACCATCATCGGCCCGTCGAAAACCGCCCAGGCACCGAACGAGACCCTTTTGACCGTGAGTGCCATGTCCCTCATCCTCCCAGAATGACGAGGCCGAAGAGCGCCACGAAGAGCGCCACGCCCCCCAGCACATCGCAGGTGACGGAAAAGACGCCGCGACCGGGGCCTTTCGGCCTCGCACGGTCGCGGCGCAGGGCCCGCGCGCCATAGAGGCGTCTGCTCTCGCGGGTATTCGAATGCTTGTTCAAGGGGCCATTCACCGGTGCACCCTCCCCGCCTGATGATCGCGCAGGAACTGCTCCCGGCGGATCGCCAGATGCTGATCCTCCGCCAACCGGCTCAGCCGCATCAGCGACAGCGCGCAACACGGGCTGTCGATGTCGCGCACCAGCTGCAACGCCAGCGCGACCCGCGCCATCTGCGGCATCAGCTCGATCTCCGATTGCAGCGCGCCCGCCTCGGGCACCAGATCACCGATCTTCATGGCTCTCTCCTTGATAGATCACCGGCGCGGGCCGCAGCACCGACACCACCAGAACCGCCGCCACCCCGGCCCAGAACAGCCCGGCCAGCACCATCGCCACCACGATGCCGCTGCCCGGCGGCAGCCGCCCCTCCGGGTCGCGCCGGGGGGTCATGACCGCGCCCCATTATGTGTGGACACGCTGGAAGCCAAACCACAGGATAAGATGCGCACTGGGGCTGCCACCCCAGTGCGCCAAGCCACACGCGTCATCATGGAAAGGACATCGCGCATGGAACTCACGAACTTTGGAAACGCGGCGATAAGCTTTATCCCGGAGGATCCTGGAAGCCCTCCATCGAGCACGACCACCGGCAACGTCACCGTCAACACTGAAGGTGTGCCGGGAAGGCCTGCGTATTTCGAGGCGACATATGTCATCGGCGGACACCTTGAGAGCGACACGGTGCGTCTAGGCAGCACGCTCCACATCCGTGTGCCGGTGACAGGCTTGCCAGCCGATGCTCCATATCGGACAGTCGAGCTTCAAGCCGCCGCACGTCTTCCGGATGCGCTGCGATCACTGGCGGATGCGATCGGAAAACAGATCGCACCAACCGGATAAGACTGAGACCGCTCATGCCGGGTAACTCCTTCTCACTGGGGTGGGACGCTTGACCGACGAGGGCCAGATCGCCCCGTCCGGCCAGATCGCGTCAAAATAGACGGTGATGGCGTATGCGGTGACTGACTGGCAGCCCGGCTGCCCGGCCCTCAGCCGGTCCAGTCCCGTGAAAACGCGGCGCGGGAAGGCCCACGGGCAGATACGAACCGACCAGTCATAGCAGCTCTCAATATGAGCCTGCGGAAACGCCGGGGCCGTCCTCTCGGTCAGCACCACTCCCGTCGCCGCCGCATAGGCGTCATCCAGCGCAATCACTTTGCGAGCGTCCCCCGTCATCCGCGACGACTTCGACACTCGGCGCGTTGGGGGGCACACCCGCCCGGCCGCCAACCGCAACCGCGCCATTGCGGCACGCGTCGCATCGATCTCTGCCTGCACATTGGGCCGGATCATGCCGCGTCCTCCGAAGCCCCGGAGGGCCGCTCGATGCCTTTCGGCCAGGTATGCCCGGCATCGTCCGGCCAAAGGTCGGAACAGCGTTTGATGATAACCTTGGCGCGGCGGAGGGTGAGCCCCACGCCTGCGTCAAGACGCGCCACCGTATCGCCGCTGCCGCTGGCCATACGGGAGGCATAGGTGACCTCCCAATCGCGGGCCTTCGCCAGCGCGATAATCAGGTCTCTTATTTGGTGCTCGCTCAACATGCACCTATTTGTGCACAATCGCGGACGTGATGCAACCACAATTGAGGACAAATAGAAAAGATTGGACGAAAAGGCGTTTTTTAGGTAGTGCACGATTGTGCACACGGTCCCGTCATATGTCCTCCTTGAGGAATTAAGAGCTCGCCTCAAAGAGACGGGAGCATCTCATCGTGGTCTCGAAGCGCAACTCGGACTGGGCCGAAACGCCCTCAAGGGAATGCTGGACAAGAGCCCTCGAACGCCCAGCGTTGACAGGGCCAAAGAGATTGCCGAGGCGCTCGGTCTCGAATTCTACATCGGTCCGCCGCGCAAGAACCTCCCGGTCTATACCGTCGAGCTCGACGGGGCCGACTATGCGCCGATCCCCCGCGTCGACGCCCGCCTTGCGGCAGGCGGCGGCGCGATCAATGACCAGGTCGAGCGCACCGGCGCGCTCGCCTTCCGCCGCGACTGGCTGCGCGCGCGCGATATCTCGCCCTCTGATGCCTGCCTGCTCACGGTGACCGGCGACAGCATGGCCCCCACGCTCCGCGACGGCGATCTCGTGATGATCAACCAGCGCCGTAAGACCATCCGCAACCGCCATGTCTATGCCCTCATCGACACTGACGGCGCGGCCCGCGTCAAGCGCCTCGACCATATCCCCGATCAGCTGATCATCCTCACCTCCGACAACCCCGCCCACGCTGCCGAAACCCGCTCCGGCCCCGACATGAACCGCGTCCGCGTCCTGGGCGAGGTCGTCTGGTCGGCCCATGCGTGGTGAGTGCCGAGATACTATCGATCGAAGCCCGAGAGCCGCCGATCCGCCGCTACCTCGACCTCATCTGCCACAACCAGGTGGCCCGCTCCATCGGCTCCGACGACATCCAACCGCTCCTCTGGTGGCGTGCCTCTTCGCTCAATACCTGCCTGGCGACACCGTCCTTCAGAGGTAGGATGGCCCGAAAAAAGGGTCCCACTTCTCTTGCCGGTTAAAACCGCCTGAAGCTAGCCTATCTCATTGATATTTCGTCTCTAAACATGGAAGTGGGACCCTGTTTGAGAACTGGGCGGCGAGGGTCCCACTTCTTTTGCCTCCCAGACCCCTCCGAAGCCCATCGAGCGCCCCGCTCTGCGTGTCATTAAACCCTTATTTAATGGGGTTTGATCGCTTCCCGCAGCTATTCCCCTGGGATTGCTCGCGCGGCCCTGTTCATCCCCGTTTTCGCTCGATATCGCCCTTCACTGCAAACTTCGGTCTCGCCTCGCACCAACCGGTTTCCGAGTTCCCAAACCCCTTGTTTTCAAGGCGCATTCGGCAAAGCCCGCCTTCATCTTAGATCTTCCGGTATCACTGTGAAATAGAGTGTCACCTAACAGTCGGCAAGCGCCGGCCCGGGTACAAGACGGACGGCAGAGGGGGTCAGCCGCCAA